CCTGCGCGACGATGACGAGTTCATACCACCCGTCAGCGACTTCATGAATAGCTGGAACTATGATGGCCAGCGTTTCATTACTGCGTTTCATGTCGCGCCTTTCCTTCGCGTTGCGCCGATGTTGCGCAAGGCCATCGAAGCGGGAGGGTTCACCTTCACGGATGGCTTCCACGTCACACCCGAATTACAACGTCAGATACTGATCACGAACCGATCGCTACGTTTTGAGACCGCGCTGAGCTTGCGCATCCCCCTGAAGATGTGCCTGCCGAAAACGAGTATTACCGACTTACTGAAAAGCCTTTGCCGCACCTACTGCCTGGCACCCTTCACCGATCTGAATGGTACCCACATAGACCTTAGCCCGCTGGGGCCTCTGGTCAATGGCCCCATCGCTCGCGACTGGAGTGCGTACACAGAAGATGATTATGAACGCCAGTCCGCTGGCGCAAACGTGGCGCGATATGAGTGGGGGGAGGAGGCGCATACCCTGACCTACTACTTCAGTACCTGGTCGCAGGATCACCCGGTCCCGGTCCTGACCGTGGCAGACTTCGTCAACGAATCAAACCAGATAATCCAGATCCCGAACAATCAGGTCTACTACTTTCATGGCCGTAGTGCGGTGTCTATCCCGAAGCGGATCCCGGGCCTGTTGGGGCGGGAATTCCAAAACAGTTTCGGGTATATCGAAAACCCGGGCGGGGGAGAGACAGTCTCCCCTTCGCTACTGCCAGCGCAGACACACATCGTGTACAGCTTCCCCAGTAATGGCGACGAAATCGTATTGCCTACTGTGTCCATGCAGGTGGTAGGAATAGAGACCGCACCCTTCGAGGTACCCGTCGCGTTCGGCGAAATCACCAGCCAGACGGGGGAGATTGTGGGGCAGCTATCGTTCTATCGTGGAATGCGGACGACCCGAAACGGGCAGCGGTTCCCCATGTCGAACCACGCGCCGAGCAACGCCTTTTTCCGCAAGCTGCCTGAAGACAACGTAAGCCTGAACTGGCTTGGGCCGAACGGCCTCTACGAGCAATGCTGGAAGGAGTGGGATGGGATGCTACGACGTGCCAGCGTGGTGAAGCGTCGCTTCCTGCTACCCCTTACTGAGCTGATCGGCTTCGACTTTCGCGATAAGGTGCGCGCTGGTAATCGTAATTACTTCGTTCGCGATATGGAATTCACGGTGTCAGCGAAGGGGGTGAGCCCAACGACTTGCACGCTGGTTACTGTATCTTAGGGCTTTGAATCTCAAAGGCCTCTAAGAACGAACGTCTCACCTTGCTTTCCATGAAACAGATTACACTGCCAGTATCCGGCCTGACTTGGGCGGTCATGCGTCACAGATATGGACCCGGCGTTATCCGCCTGCATCGAAATGATCTGCGCAGGCGAGAGCTGATGCACGTTGGTACCACGAACATCCACCTGGAGCGAAAACAGTATGCCCTTACCCACGCCGTCACGCTCGAAGTCAGTAGCCAGGAATATGACCACCTGGCAGGTCGCTTGCCTGAAGTAGGATTCTATCTCTACGCCCAGGACAAAAACAGGATGTCGGCGTTCGTATGGTCGCAGGTCACCGCCGGGCTACCTGCTCTGGCTGCGCTGAAAAACTATTACCTGCTGCGCGGGATTACTGACGACGAGCACGACATCGAGACGGCAGAGCGACAATGGAAGCGGTGGCGAAAAGAATATGAAAAAGAACGGGGCCCAAATACCCCGCATAATGTCCCCCGTTTGGGCCCCGTTCTCTTGTCCGGGCGGCAAGCGGAAGTATTGGCTGCCAGATTAGTCAGTCTAGCAAAAGTGGTTTGCACTGGAATGGACCCGCGATACTTGCAATCTATTCCCATTTGGGTGTTTTGCGACTTCACGACGATGACACACCAAGAGGTTGCGAACAAGTTTAAAAAAAACCGAAGGAGGGCAACAACAAGTGCGAGCCGATTTAGGGATTACCTTTCGCACCATTCCGAGCTTCGAACACTCGCCAGCTACTGCCTGAAGACGACGCTTGCCAAGCCAACGCCCTCGGCTGCGTCCTAACGATTGCCAGCGAATAGCACGATTATTGTATCGTGTCATTTTCCATACCCAACATTGAGAGATATTTCGGAGCCAGCTTTGCGGGCTTGCAGCCGGTGGTCAAGGTCGTCGTGCCTGACGATGTGCTGAGCTTCAACGATGCTAATGCAGAGGCGGGCGTCACAGTGAAGCAAGGGAAACAGATATACACGCTCAAGGTGGAGCCACGAAGCGGTGTAGCGCAGGAGCAATTGCGGGGCGGGGTCCATGGTGATCATCACGAGCGTTCGCTCGCCTTCACCTTTCGACATAACCGCCAGGAGCTGGTGGACCTGCGCGCCAGCTGCATGAATCAGCGAGTACACGTGATCTTCACTGACGCGAATTGCACCACCTACCTATATACGAACCTGCGCCTTCGCGCTGCGGATGCGACGAGCGAGACGGCAGTCACGTCGCTACGCTTCGAGGGTAGCAGCGTACAACCCACCAGCTTCGTGCAAGGGGTGATCTTACCGCCCGCGCCCAGCCCCGAAATAGACGAAGACAATACTGGCATCGACGAAACGCCCGACGGTATCGACACCTCCGGCGGCATCGATGGCGGTGCCGCAGACGTAGATCTGGGTGGCCCGACTGATGGCGGAGACGGCGGGGACGGCGGCGGCGATGGGGGCGACGGCGATGCGGGCACGGACGTTGGCCGGCTGCTTCAGCCCTCGACTGGCGACTACTTCACGCTGACCGTCACGGCTTGTGAAGGCCTACTACTCACGAAAATTACCTAGCGCATGTCTCTAATTATCCCACTCAAGACGGGTACCCGCGCGGACATTATCGCGATTGGTGTGGCGGGGACGGCTTGCCCTTCTGCCCTCTACCGCGCGACTGATCAGAAGGCGGTATGGTTCGGCGCGGAGGATGGAAGCCTGATTGGGCCCTTCATTACGGAGGCGAACGCGGGGCCTCAATTCTATGCCAGCTACGCGAACGATACAGAGGCGGCAAACAACAACGTGCCCCTCGGTGGCATATACTTTCTTACCCTGAGCAATACCTATGGCGGCATTGAGGGTACACCGAAAAAACGAACTGAACAATAATGAAGCAATTACTTTCTCTGCTCTTCCTCTGCCTTCTTTGCACCGGCGTCCGCGCCCAAAACGCTGCCCCCCTGAAGGGTACGGGCGTACTGCACTATAAGGACATCCCGACCCACGTACCCGATACGCGATCCCCCCAGGTGGTCTTCGTCGTCGATTCGCTGAAGTGGTACGTGTACGACGCTGACGCTACCGCCTGGCTCCAGCTTTCTGGTGGCGGTGGGCAAGGGATTGACGGGAAAAGCCTGCTGAATGGGCAAGGCGCACCGGCCAACAGCCTCGGCAATAATGGAGACTTCTATATTGACACTGATGCCGACCGCATTTATGGCCCCAAGGGCGGCGGCGTCTGGGGAAACGGGACACTGATTACTGGCCCGGCCGGACCCACTGGGCCAGCGGGCGCGGGCGTCGTGATCGTAGGATCGGTGGCCAACGCGGCCGCCTTGCCAAGCCCCTACGACGGTAATGTCGGTGATATGTTCATTGCAGAAGATAACGGTGGGGGCTATGTCTACAATGGTAGCACCTACACTTTTGTGGGCCAGATCCGAGGGCCCCAGGGCGCAACTGGAGAAACAGGATTGACGGGCGGGGTCGGCCAGACGGGAACGGCAGGAGCTGCTGCGACCGTGGCGGCAGGAACGACGACGACAGGGGCCGCTGGCACGAATGCCACCGTCTCCAACGCGGGGACGCCACAAAACCGAACGCTTAATTTCGTTATTCCGCGCGGGGATACTGGGGCGACTGGTGCTGATGGGGCGACCGGACCGGCTGGCAATACAGGGGCGACCGGACCTGCTGGGAATGATAGCACGGACGATCAGACGTTAGCTGAGGTTTTGACCCAGGGCAACACCATGAATACAGCCCTTAATACAGCAGGAAACTTCATACAAAATGGCACAGGCCAACACGGTCTGACTATGCTGAATAATGGCGGTATGCTTTTGCGCGGTAATGGGTCCAGCAGCATAAATGGGGTTAATTTCATAGGTTTTCGATATACCGAAACGCATAAGCTCAATACGATTGGAGCTTTGCGTGGCTCCAGCAATTTCGTTTTTTCCTACGCGGTTGAGCCAAACCCTTTGGTGAACTTTCAATACATTTCAAGTGCAGATAATATCGCGTGGCCACGAACTTCTTTTGAAACAGGTGACGCGCTAATTTGGCGCGGGCTCCCCGCAACTGTCGCTGCAATGGGGTCAGTCGTTGCGTTGCCAGAATTATTCAAAGTTGAAACAGACGGACAAGCTTTCTTTCCTAGTGCGCAAGCGGCAGGAGGTGGAAGCGACGGGGTACTGTATGGTAATTCTGCTGGAAGACTTCAAAAGTATTCTAATGGAGTTCCGCAAAACCTTATCAACAGAACGAACCTTGACGCTGACCTGCTAGACGGTCAGCATGGGAGCTATTACTATTCGCCTGCTAATTTGCCCGCCACAGACGGCAACGGCATATACTCCACCTCCGCAACCATACCAGTCGGCCGCGTTGCCTCAGCAGCCAGCCACACGGGCGGGACGGTGGGCAGGACAAAGCTGCATTTTGCAGAGGCGGGCGCATCCAGCAGCCGACACACAGGGTTTCAATCCTTTGCGCAGGCGTCCGACACAGGCGTAAAGCTGGATCACCGCGTGAACAGCGTGGGCGCAACCCTTTCGTCGAGCCTTGAGCTGTCGAACCTGGTGGACAAAAGCAGCTTTTCAAATAATACCTGGTATTATAATAATGCGGCGAATACAGTACTTAGGGGCTTTAGGTTTGTAGGCGATAAGCCTGCCATGCGGGTCGGGTCAGCTAGTTTTATTGATATGCCGGCGGCGTTGCCAGCGTACAACAACAGCGCGTGGATAGTGGACGCAAATGGATCTGGAGGCAAGTACAAACCAGTCAGCTACCGAGCGGCAAAGGATCGGGAGGTGACCCTCACAAACACAAGTTTTGCGACTGATGCTGAATTGCAATTAAATGTGCCAGTTGGGAATTACGACGTGCGCTGCAAGCTTATTTTTCAGGGCGAAAACACAAACAGCGAACTAATGTACCGCGTCACCGCAGCGGCAACAACAGGCAGGGTAAACGCCTATACGTCGAAGGGGGAAAGCGTGTTGACACAAGCCTTTACGGGCAACACGTTTGGGGAGCTGTACAGGACTGAAAATGCGGCGGGCGTTCACATGATTATTATTGAGGGAACATTACAGGTGTTTGGCGCATCAACCCTGGTGGCGGTTCAGCGCGGCGTGCTAGATGCTGACGATTCTGTTACCCTTGAGCAGGGTTCGTTTATCGAATTGACCCTGAATACGCTTGGCCTTTAAAATTAAAATAATATGAAACCTGGATACCTAAATTATGGCGAACACCCTCGCGGCGATACCATAGACGCCAAGACATTCACGCTGACCAACACCAGCGCAGGCACAACTGCGCCTATTAACCTGACCGGCGCGGACGTAAGAATGACGTTCAGCCTTTCAGGTGTAAAAGTCGCTTTCGCCACAGGTGGCGGTATTACGCTGACCGATGCCGCAGCGGGCGTTTTCAGGAAAGATAAGTTCTCCTTGCCTCACGTTGGGGTGTGGACATTCGACCTTCAGGTTATCATTGATGGAGATACGAAAACGTACATTATTGGACAGATTGAAATCATTAAAGATATAACAACATGAGTGCTGTAAATATATTAGTAGAGGAAACAGTTGAAACTGTGACGATTTCGGTAACGAATGGCGCGGATGGCGAAGCTGGTGCTGCCGCAACCGTCGCGGTCGGGACGACAACGACAGGCGAAGCAGGGACTAATGCCAGCGTAACCGAAACAGGGACCGCACAAAATAAAACGTTTAATTTTGTTATTCCACGCGGCGAAGCTGGTGCTGCCGCAACCGTGGCGGCCGGGACGACAACGACAGGCGACGCCGGAACGGATGCCAGCGTGACCGAAACCGGGGACGCACAAAACAAGACGTTTAATTTTGTTATTCCACGCGGTGCAGCGGGTGCTGCTGGCTCGGCTACGGTATCAATAGGGACAACAACGACTGGAGCTGCTGGCTCTGCTGCTAGTGTTGCTAATTCAGGGACTGGGACGGAAGCGGTACTTGACTTTATTTTACCTGCTGGTGAAGAAGGAAGCGGGGGCACAGAATTGACAACTCCAGCAGTCCTGCTTAATGACATTCGTAGAGCCGATACAAATAATGCTAGCTATAACAACACAAATACCTTTGTTTGGATTCCAGCGACAAATAATACGGCCAACGGGTACATTACAAAAATATCAATTGAAGCAAATAACGCTTTAGCAGGAAGGAAGATGAATTTATTCCTTTTTACACGAGATGGCACAACCAATAACTTTATTACTCAATATATTGGAACTGACGATTTTCCCGCTGAACTTGACGGGCTTAACGAAGCTACCTTACCCACTAGAATAGCAATTAAGGAAACACAAATGTTTGGCGTTTCGTTAAGCACAACTGTTGCGTCAAGCGCAGTACGTCTGTATTCTGGAGGCGGTAGTTCGTCAGACGAGGGAGGAACTGGGCACTTTCAGAATATAACAAGCCTAACCCTATTGGTGCCGACATCAATGTTGTTTATGTCGAACCGGGGATTATCCGCGAAGGCTTATGTTGAAGAAGCGGTAGCTTCTTCGCGCATAAACAATCCTTCGGGGCTAAGCGTGATTGCGGCAGTCGATAGCTTAGTTGGGAGCACAGTTTTTAATGAAAGAGATTGGTTTTTTGGCAAAAAAATACTTTATGTCGGCACGTCTATTCCAGCCGGGGGTACTACCCAGGAAGCTAGATACCCTGACATCATGGGGCGCATATTAGGGGCAGATGTGGAGAACGTAGCAATAGGAGGCTCAAGAGTGATATTTACTAATTTAGCGAGCGACAATTTCAACGTAAATGCGTTGATGGGGACGATTGCGGAAAAAGAAGCTTTGTTTTCAGATAGCGCAACAGCGGTAGCTGCTTCGTATGAAACGCTAATAATTGGGAAGACGTATGATTACCTAGTTATCGACCATTACGTCAATGATCGCAGTCAAATACGATTTGGTTCCATCGGAACAATATCAGACACCACAGCAGCAACTTTTCATGGAGCGTTCAACGTACTGCTAGCATCTGTATATGCCGACAAACCGGCCGCAAAAGTGTTGTTGGTTGCCTGCCCTAACATCTACACAACTGCAAATGCGCAAATAGATCAGGCAGGACAAGATGCAATTACAGCCCTCAAGGAAATCGCTTTAAAGTATCATTTGCCGTTTCTGAATCAGGCCGAGGAAGGGTATGTAAACACAAGCAATTTCACCGTTTATAATTCAGATGGCACGCACCCGACAGACGATGCGGAAAGGGCAAGGCGGGGCTACGCAGTTGCTCAATTTATTAAAAGACATCCTTAATATGATTGATCTAATCCCCATGTACCAAACCAAAAACATATCCTCAAAGCTCCCCCGCCTCGTCACCATATTCCCACCCTACCTTTCTGAGAGAAAGGTGACAAAGGTCATGGTCCACCATTCAGGTGCGGAGAACGACATCTTTCAAGATGTCAGCTGGCAGGTAAAAGGGCGGGGCTGGTGGGGCTCGTCGTACTATATGTCAATCGACTATGATGGCACCCGATTCATTTGCCGCAAGCGGACAGAAAAGGGGTGGCATTGCGGCGGTGGCGGAAGGAACCACGACACCCTGGCTATCTGCCTGCGCGGAAACATGGACAATCACCCGCCAACACCCGACCAGCTGGCCAGCCTCCACGAGGCCCTGGTGGGGGAAGATGAGCATTTTGGGCGGCAGCTTGAGCTGGTGTGGCACGATATGTATGTGGCGACCAGCTGCCCGGGAAAGATGATGCCGCGCGAATTGATTTCTGGCCAGCTGCGCGATCATTACGCGCCTGTGGTGGTGGTGGTGCCAGCTGACGAACTACCCATCGCCGCCCCGCCAGCCCAGGTAACAATTGACACACCCTCGCCGCCCGATCCGGTAGCCCCCATCAGAGAACCCAAAAACAACATACCAATGAACCCTACTGACGAGGACCGCCCTGGCTGTGCTTCCGCCATCTTTCTCCTGATTGCCCTGCCCTTCGTCACTGGTGCTGCCTTTTTCCTCCTCATGCTGGCCGCGCTGGTCGGCATACCAATCCCTTTCTAATGCCTAATTTCAAGGACCCCATTACCCTCATCACCGCCGTCATGACCTGGGTGAACACCCTTTCCGACTGGCTGCCCACCCTCCACCAGAGAATGGCCAATCGCGAACGTCGCAAACGCCTGCAACACGCCAAGGGGAAAATCAGTGATGCGGAGCTGGAGATTGAACTCGAAGCCATCCGCCAGAAACTGGCCGCTACCTAATGCGTCCTTCTTATGCACCGCCCGGATGTACGATCATTGTAGTATGAACAAGGCCCAGGGCCACGCCCCTAATTTATCGTTTCCATTCGCCATGCTGCCCGCAGGACCGCTCCTCGTCGAGTCCGATTACCTGCTGAGCCAGCTGCTGAGCGAGGCGGCAAGACTGGCGCAAGGCGGGCACCCCCTAAAATCATCCGCCGAAACCGTGACCGGCCAACCGATGGTAATGGCTGGTTACGGCGGGAACGGGAAACCGATGACCGCCGCCCGCGTCCGCCTTGCTGGCCTGATGAGAGACGAGGAAGCAGAATACCAGGTAGAAGCCCTTCGCGCTGCCTACGCTGACCGTGGAATTTCCGGTATTCTGCTGGAAGTGAACACTGGCGGCGGAGCCGTGACGGCTGCCGAAATGGTCCGAGATGCCGTCAGCAGCAGGAACAAGCCAGTCGTCGTGACGACTAATTACATGGCCAGCGGCGGCGTACTCGCCACGCTAGGAGCTGACGAGCTGATCGCAATGAGTGAGTCGGCCCTGATCGGCAGCATCGGTGTCGTTCAGCAGATCGCCACCTTCATGCGTGACCTCCTGAATCGCTATTTTGTATTCGAGTACGCCGATACCAGCCCCGAAAAGAACGCCAGTACGCGGGAGTTCCTGCGCACTGGCGACACCTCCGTTTTCAAGCCCCTGCTCAACGATCTCGACGCCATATTCATGGCGGCCGTCACCGCTGCGCGCCCGCTTGACCCCAAAACAGCCGCCGACACCCTGAAAGGTGGCACCTGGCTGGCCGTCGAAGCGCAGCAGCGCGGGCTGATCGATGGGATTGGCGGCACCAACTATTCTCTTTCACGCCTCGCCGAGGCAATCAATAATTATCAATGATCACCACCCTATTGGCGAAGGCCCGCGCTCATTTCGGGCTCGCCCCCAACGCTTCTCTTTCTCAGCTCGACGCGGCGATTGACGCCGACACCCTCCCTGTAGTTCCCCCGACTGATGCAGATCAGGGCGCGGACGCAGGTGCAAAGAAGGTGGACGTGCCAGCCGACGAAATCGCACCAGAAACCGCCCTTACCCGCGAAGTTGTCGCCACCATGATTGCCACCGCCAGCGCAGAAATGTCGCAAGCCATTATCGATCTCAACGCCGCCAACGCCGAGCTGACGCAGGCCAATACAGCACTATCTGACCGACTCAGCGCAGTCGAAGGCCAAGACGCTGCCAGCCACACGAGTGGGAAGACCGACGCCGTCGACCTCACCACGCCCTCACCAATTTACGCGCTGAACCCCGCAAACCTTCGCGCCGCTGCGCGCCTGAAAGGGCTCTCCTAAACCAGGCCCCGAGCCAATTATTAAATCTAAACAAACCCTATTATGGCATCTACCGATTACTCCGCCGTTGCAGGCTACCGCAGCTACGTCGAGACAATCAGCGAAGACATCTTTCGCAAGCTCTTTTTCGAGTTCAATACCGCCAGGCTGGTGACCATTCACGAAGGCGTGAAAGGGAAAAAGGTATGGACTGAGATGAAGCTGCTGAACCTGGCGAAAGCCTATTTCCCTGCTTTCTCGGCAGGCGATACCAACCAGTTGGTACCCATCGAAATGGATGTTTCCCCCTTCAAGGTGGAGCACAAGGAAATCCCCCAAGAGATTGAGGATACCCACCTGGGCTTCCTGCGCCGCAACAGTTTCAATCACCAGGAGTGGCCCCTTGAACGCTACTCTGTCGAACAGCTTCTCGCGAAGCTACAGCAAGAGCTGGAAGTGGCCGTGTGGCAAGGAGTGAAGAAATCGACTGCGCTTGCCGCTGGCGATTCCATCAATATCGTGTTCAATGGCTACCTCAAGATTATCGCCGACGCGATTACCGCGACCACCGTTACTGCCGTCGTCACCGGAGCGATTACCGAAGTCAACATCCTCGAAAAGCTGAAGCTGATGTACGCCGAGCTCGCGCCCGAGCTCAAGACGAATGGCACGGACATCTTCGTGAGCTACGCGCTTTTCGATCACTACGTCGCTGCGATGGACACCAAGTTCGCTGGCAACTCTGCCCCCTACGTGGAGCTGGGCTCTGCGACATACCAGGGGATGCGCTACCGCCAGGGCGGCGGCAACACAACCCTGATTCCTGTCGCTGGAATGGGCGACAGCGGTCGCGTCATCATGCTCCCCCGCGCCAATTTCCACATGGGCATTGACAGCCTGGCCGACTTCTCGAACTTCAATTTCGAGCAGCAGGTACGCGAGCTGCTCTACTGGCTGGATGCCAAGATTGGCGTTCAGATCACGCTCCTGCGCGATGGCATTGCCGTCGTGAACGACCAAGCGTAAGACCTGCCCTTTTACCCTTATTTACCTACCCGGCGGCGGGGCACTTGCTCCGCCGCCTTTTCAACACAACTCCAATGAAAAAGGAAAATCAAGAAGTTCCCGGCGACATGCCAGAACAAGACATTGAGCAGAAGCTGAGAGCTGCTGAAGAAGCCCTCCGCTTGCAGGAACTGGACGCTGCCGAGGCTCTCGAACGCATTTCTACCCTCGAAGCCCAGGTAGCCAAGACCGCCCGCATCACCGAAGCCGCGAACCCAACCGGCAACCTCCCCGTCTTCGAGGCGAATGAGAAGAACTATCGTTTCAAGGTGGCCCGGCTGAATTTTGGGAACAAAAACATCCTAACCGCCGACCAGATTTGCGAGGACGAAGTTTTGCTTCTCCAGCTGGTCCTAAATGGCAGCGACGCCATCGAGGAGGTGTAAAATGCCTTCACTCCTAACCCCTAAAATAAAATCAAATGTGCGAACGTAGCCGCCTGAAAAGTATTACGAAATGTATCGACAATGCAGGCGGCAACGCTGCTGGCATGGTCATTACCCTCGACATCGCCAGCAAAAGCGTGATCACAAGCATTCCCGAACCTGGCGCGGGATCCAGCACCATCACGGAGAATATCGTGATGGTCGAAGACACGCGTACTGCTGCAGAAGTATCTGCATCCAGTCCCGCCGACCCAATCCCTGGTGTTTTCAGTGAGTTCGAGTTTTCCGAAATCGGCTTGGCCTACTCAGGAGCTGAGGAAGGCGAAGCAGAAGATGGGAACCTCGTCCACACCGTCACGGGCATCATCACGAAGATGAACCCCTTGAAGAGCTACATCCTGGAAGGGACGCGTGGGGGTCTGGAGCACATCGTTCGTTTCATTGACCGAAACGGGAATAAGTGGCTCATCGGCGACAACAACGAGGGGGCGAAAATTACTGTCGTACCCCAGACGAACGACCGAAATGGCTACACGCTCACCATCACGTGGCGCGCCTCCCGCCTGCTATACGCCTACACGGGTGCCATCGCACTCCAAGCCTAAGCGCCATGGCGAAGCAGAAAAAGACTCCGCTCTTGACACCTACGCAGCCTCTGGTTGCGTGGGTGTACACCGGGCCCGCCTACCCCCGCGTCAAGATTGATGGCGTTCCGACCTTCGTGCCGAACACCATCAGCCAACAACGCATCGGGGAATTGATGGCCCGCCACCCGGACGAACTGGCCGCTTATTTCGAGCGTGCCAGGCGCGTGAAGCCGGGCATCGATACCGCTGCTGGCGATTAAGATTAGTGTGTTTTGGGAATAAAGTAGCCCCCGCCCTTGTGAAGAGGTGCGGGGGCTTTTTTGCTTTCAATTTGGGTCTTTGGGTTCTCGACGCTTAACCGAAGGCGGGAAAAGGCACCCGCGTTAGCATCCCAAACTGATATCCCATCTTCTCCATTCCTGCTCTGTCTAGAATGACGCCTTCAGGCACCCTTCCGTTCAGTTTGAAGATGAGCGCACTTTCGCCTTCTTCTTGGTAATACTCAATACGGTTCGACTTTACTTCTTTTTCCAGTAGTTCTGACAGGATATCTGCAGTTGAGCTGTGTCCTACTGCACTGGTGAACCCCTCTTCTACCAAGCTCTTGGCTTCATCCAAGGTCAGAGCTGTGTACTGGAACTGGCCAAAGGTAGTGAGTATTGATGTGTTTAAAATCGTAATCATGGTTTCTGTGTTGTGGCGGCCTTCGCGACCGCCAGGTTAAGCAGGACGTTTTGCCCTGCATCACCCCAACCCCGCCCCGACCGGTTAAGGCTGGAGCGGGGTGGAGCGGCGGGCGGGTGGGGCTAAAATCGCACTTCGATTTTCGCGCCCATCGCTGCTGCAATGGTCTCAAACTCTTCGGCCCTCGTCCGAAGCCTACCCTTGTCGCGGGTAGAATTGGTCGGCTGGCGACCAAGTGCCTCCCCGATCTTGCCGGGAGGCACCTGGTCCAGCCAGGTGGTGAGGGTGGTTACTTTCCCACCAGACGGAAAGTATTGCCCCCGGCAGGGCCATCCGACCATCCCTGGTCTACGAAAATTACTTCGTTTTCTCCTTCTTCGTACCGGTCAAGACCGGCAATACTGGGCATTTCATGGTAGTGGTTTTCACACGCCACCCCCCATGCTGCGTTTACCGTCGATGTTGCCTTGATTTCGTTGATGATGGCCGTCGTGCTTTGAATCGTAATCATGGTATTGGTATTGTGTGTTTCTCGTCAGCGATATTGCTTTCGATAGTGTAAAGATAGTCCTTTCGGACTAACCGCGCAACTATTCAAGACTTTATTTACTCTTTTTGGAATAATAATTCCAAAAAAGAGAACGCCCACCGGCTGGGGAGCTGGTGGGCGCGGGTGATGGTGAGCCATGTCTGGCTTTTTGCTTTTGCCCACCTTCCCTGCACCTGCGTCCGCGCCCCCCTACCCTAACCACGTTCGCGCCTAAACCCTTTACGTCCTTCCCGCGTCACTCACGCTGCCAGAAATTGCAGCATGCAATCAGGAAAACAAGAAGAAATCAGCATACAGGCCGCTTACGCGCAGATGACCGACCCCATCAGGGCTGATACGTTTTCGCTCGTCATTAGGCTATCTGGAGGCAAGGAAATCGGACAGAAACGCACGCTATACCGCTGCCGATTCGGGAAGCGGGCGGGAAGCGGAAAAACGAGGGAGCAACGGGCAGAAGACCGCAAGGTCGCCGGGCTGGACAAATCCGGGCTGAACGGAACCGAACGCAGGCAGCACGTAGAAAACGGCACCATCCCGATTCACGACCTGGAGCAGAATCGCTATATCTCGCCCCTGATTAGCCACATCACCGAATTCAATCAGTACAAAATCATTCACTAATGAGCGCAGACCTACAGAAATTTTCCGGGCCAGGGTGGTCAGCCTTCCCCGATTCAGGCATACTGATGACAGAAGATATACGCGTCACTCACTCCGCGAAGACCAGCCCGATAGGGAAACCCATGGCCATACCTGGCATGAGTGACGCGAAGGAGAGAGCGATGAGCTGGGGCTTCGACGATATGCTGCCGAATTACAGGGAGCAGCTAGTCAGCGAGAATGACATTGTGCCCAGCCTACTGGCCACGAAACGCGACATCCTGGTCGGCGGGGGCATTATGGCCTACACGAAAGAATACGTGGAGACCGCGCAGGGGCGGAAAGAGGTGAGGCATGAGGTAGCCATCCCTAACGTGGTGCAGGCCTTTTTCGAGAAAATCGACATTGACGAATACCTGGAGACGACAGCGAGGAATTACGTAATGCACTCAATCATGCCCGTCGAGATCATTGCGAGAAAAGACAGGCAGAGCATCGCGAGCATAAAAGCCCTGGAATGCCGACACATCCGATCAGCAGAAATGGATGTAGAAGGCAAAATCCCGGCCTGGTACTGGTCAGGAAGCTGGGGCCATCGCCGAACAGAGGGCCGGGGAGAGGTGAAATCTTACCGGATTCCTGTTTTCGATCGAACAGAAGAGCGGTTGGCGCCAAAGTCTATCATCGTCATGATGGACCGCCTGCTTTGCCTCGACGAATACTACCCTACCCCATATTGGTGGGGCAGTGAGGAATGGATCAGGCTGGCCAATTGTATTCCCGAGTTTCACTTGGCGATGCTGAAAAATGGGTACACGTTTCGAGTGCACGTCCAGGTCCCGAAAGACTATTTCTACGATAATACGCCACTGGACCTCGACAATAATGAGAACGAAGCCAGCCGCAGGACGGCCGCGACCGCCGCAAAATTGGCCTTTGTGGACCGGCTCAACCAGGTGCTGCAGGGCCACACGAAGGCGGGAAAGCTGATCATCACCGAATACGAGGTCGACAAGGCTTTGGGGAAAGAATACCCTGGGATCAAGATTACCCCGATCAGCCTGGACCTGAAAGACGAGGCTATGCTGAAGCTTTTCGACGCCTCCAACACAGCGAACATGTCAGCTCAGGGAGTTGCGCCCGCCCTGGCCAATATCCAGATGCCTGGAAAGCTGGGATCTGGCAGCGAGATCCGTAATGCGCTGGCCATGCACATAATCCTGAAAACGCCAGGGCCGCGACGACGGATGTTCTCCCCTATTCACCTGGCCAAGCGGCTGAACGGCTGGCCAGCAGACGTATATTATGACATCCGCGACACCCTCGTCACGAACCTGGACGAGGACAAAAGCGGAATCACAACCGGCACTGAGAAAGAAACTGCGCTATGAGCCTGGATCAGTACTACGCAATCCTCGAAGTCCTGCGCCGCGTGATCCCTGAGAACGCGCTTTTGCCACGCCTACTCAGTGGGTACACCAGTACGAACGCCCGCTACGTGGCCCGCCTGATGGCAGAAAACGTTGCGCCGGCACGCACACGCAGCACCCGACTGGTGACCCAACCAAGCACCGAAGAGCCCACAACGCCAGAATGGGCAGCGATGGCGAAGCGAAAAAGCAACCTATACCAGCAGCGGGCGAAGCTCAGCAACCGTTTCCACGACTTTCCCAACGACGTGACGGCCTGCGCCGACATTAGCAGGGAAATACGATTCCTGCAGATTAAGATTAGAAGAGTACACCAAGAAATGGGCTATTACCGTGTTCACGGGAAGATGCCAGAAATCGAAGCCGAGCAGGAGCGAGCAGTCTACACCGAGGCGGAGCTGATGAAACAACGCCAGGCCGTCAATTCGCAAATGACCCGCCTGCGGGCAAATCTGAAACAAGCCGCTACTTCCAAGCCTGCGAAGGTGAAGAAATGGCAGGCCCAATTAACTGAATGTGAGCAACAGCGCGAAGTCATTAATGGGAAAATTGGACAGTTCCGTCTATAACCAGGCGGAGTTCAAGAAGGCCGACATGCCGGAACGAATCAGGATGTACCTGGTCGGGGGCGGCTATAAAAGTCACTTTCAGCTACGTGATAACGAAATAGAGTACCTGGGGTACATGGAAATCGCCTACACCCTCAGCCAGGAAAACAGGAGCCAGCGCGAAGCGGTGCGGCTGCTAAGGACCCAGCTGAAAACAGATCGATTTCGGGCAACGCAAGTGATGCGGGATGCCTGCAATTTGTTCGGGAGTTTCGAGGATGTACACCGCCCTACCCAGCGCGCAATGATTCGCGAAGGGCTGCTTCAGGACATTGCGCAAATAGAAAAGGAACTTGACGACGCGGAAACATCGACAGAGCGGATGGCCTGGATGAAAGTCAAGCAAGGGCATTGGAAAAACCTGATGGAACTGGACCAGGTCAGCAAGCTGGAAGACGCAATCGCCAGAGACACGAAGCTGCCAGAGATTTCTTTCACCACCGACCCCTCCGCGCTCATGTCAGCAGAGGCAGAAGACATTGACCACGAAGTGATATGAGCAAGGAAGTCTACCTGAACGAGAAGCAGATGAAATTCCTCACTGCCCCACAGAAAACGAAAGTTTTTGTGGGGGGGCGTGGCGTTGGAAAGTCTCGTGTCTTGGCCTATGGGCAGGCAGAGAAAGCGACCCTGATGCCAAGGAGCAAGGGGTTTCTTGCGTCGACGACGTATGGGCAGCTGCTGACGAAGACCTGGCCAGCCATTGCGGAAGCGTGGGAGGCCATGGGCTATGTAGAGGGGATTCATTATGTGATTGGGGTTCGCCCGCCAGCATATTTCAAGTCAGCCATCAGCCCGCCCAAACGCTTTGGCAACGTGGTGACGTTTATAAATGGGCGAACCATTGACCTGATCAGTATGGACCGCCCGGAATTGGCGCGGGGTGGTAGTTACGACGATGGCGACATTGACGAGGCCGCGCTGGTGAAGCAGGAGGAGTGGGCGGTCATCCTGCTACCCTCCATTCGGGGAAATAAGTGGCGATTCGGCCAGGTGAAGACGTGGCAGATGGTGGGCTTTTACACTTCCCTGCCCTGGAAAGCGGCTGGCTATTGGGTACTAGAATACGAAGACAAGGCGAAAGCGGAGCCGGGCAAATACTTCTACCTGGAGGCCAGTGCCTACGACAATATAGAGGTGCTTGGCCAGGAAGCGATAGACAGGATGCGCTCAGAAATGAGCTACATTCAGTTCCAGACAGAGATTATGAACGTGCGCATCCTCCAGGTAGAAGATGCCTTCTACAATAGGTTCGATCGTGATCGACACATGTACCAGCCTGGCTACCTATATGGTCAGGACAGCACGACAGGACGCGATGTCATTACTGCTACTACTGATGTGAACAAGAAGCAGTTTCTTGAGATCAGCCTGGACTTTGGCGGCTGGATCTCCTGCATGTGTGTGTTTCAGGAGAAGCCCAACAGAGAGGAGTGGATGGTGGACAGCTACTTCGTGAAGGGAGACAGCAAGATATCTGAGCTGGTGGCCCGGTTCTGCGAGACCTATAAGGAGCATAAGTACAAGCACGTACGTATGTGGGGCGAGCCACGAGGCCACGACCGCAACGCCACGAGTGGCACGATTTACCAGCAGCTGGTGACGCTCTTCGCCGCGCAAGGCTGGAGGGCAGATGTACATGCACCAGCCAAGCAGAGCGCACAGCACATTGAGCGTCAGCACTTCATGAGTGCAATACTAGCAGAGGAGACCAGGGGCTACCCTACCCTGCGCATGAACGCTGAGACCTGCAACGACGTCAGGATAGCACTCCAGACCGCGCAGTCGATGGCCGATGGAAAGAAAGACAAGCGTAATGAGAAGGTCAGAGAGTTCCCCCAGGAACACGCGACGCACTTTACTGACGTGGTCGACTACTACTTCGAGCAGAAGTGGGGCAAGCGAGTGACGACAGGCAGCGACGCCGGCCGGGCGAGCGAGGCCATGTTCGGGTAGCTCGCTGAGTGGAATAGCCAGCGGCGGGAGCCGCTGGCATATAATACCGAATTTTGTGTTGCGTGGATCACGCAAACGCTAATC